GACTGAACCTGATCCGTGGGGGGGGATGTGGACAGACTCGAGACCGTTTCGGTTCCCAGCGCATAATTGACACACAGCCTAGGGGGTTCCATCGCGATCGGAGGCGCAAAGCGATTCACCTACCGAAGCTTCGGAACCGACTCGGAAAGTAGACCACCCGAGTGAGCGGGCGATGACCAGTTGCGCGATGGAATCCACGGAGGCCATTAAAATGGTTTTCCAAGGTTGAAGCGATGGCTTGCGCCATTGGTGAGTATAGCCTGTCCACCCGCTTGAAACGCCAGCGATTGCCAAAGCAAGGGGAAGGGGGATCCATGTGGGATCGCCGTAGGCTCCAAAGCGGACTTTCCTACCAACGAAGCATTCGAGACTACGCAAGGGAGAGTATCGGCCCGCCTTCCAAGCCCGGTAAATCCCTTGGGGAGCTTGTCCGGGGTTGACGTAACATGTCCTTTCCACACCGAAGCGACCGTTTTCTTCGTGTCCACGGTGGACACAGGAACCACAGATTAAGCGATCCAAGCCCGTACGGATCGCTTCGGTAGGGGAAACGGATTTAACGAGTATCCATATTTGGATCATGTCGCCCGTTTTCCGGTTGTCCGAAGGGGTGGAAAAGCCGGTCGCGATGATCACACGATCGCGATCCTCGTGGAGAATGAAACCGTTCAATTGACACCTCCAATGAGAAGCTCTGAAACGCAGTAGGAAAGGGCGATGAGAACAAGGGCGGATCCGATGAGGATCGCGAGGGCGGTTAGGAAGGGTTTAAGGGATTTCATGATTTAGAAGGGAACCAATGATCGGTTCACGGGGTGAAAATGCGACGGAAGATGAGACAAGTCAACCTTGGAATACAAGAAAGGGGAAAAATGCTATCGGGGGTGATGAAAGCGAAAACGGGGGTTCACCTGGAGAAGGTGAGGCTGAGGGCAAAGCCGGAAAGGGGCACCAAAATGGTCCTGTCAGACGCCACTAAAAAGGAAGCGATGGAAGCCGCGCAGTATGGCATGCCCATTGACCGCATCGCGATTCTCTGCGGATTCCCTGCGGGCAATCAAACCCAATGGCACCGGTGGATCTCAGCCAATCCTAAGTTCCAATTGGAATTGGATCGCGCCCGCGCCCAGGGCGAGTTGCTGCTGCAACGAAGGGTTATGAGTGGTGAGGCCAATTGGCAATCGGCAGGGTGGATGCTCGAGCGTACTCGAGGGTACGTAGCTCGCGCATCGCTCGAGCATACTGGCAAAGGTGGCAAGGAGTTAAGCGTTAGCGGCAATTTACTAGGCGCATTTGGTGGACAATCTAAATAGGATAGGCAATAGCAATAGCGGTACTACAATAGGGACTATGGTAATAGGACGACGGGGGCGGGGGACCACCCAGGAGGGGGGTGGGTGATACCTTATACCCCCCATCCGTACCCAACCCAATTTTATGAGTGTCAAGCAAATTAAACGGAAGAAATCCCCTTCACTAGGAATGGGTTCGCATATCCCTGCATGGAAGCAGCGTAAGCTTCTGGAGGAGGCACAACATTTGGCCAACTTCCCTAAGATGATGTTGGGGCTTCGCGATGTGTACCCTTGGCAGGAGAAGGTGCTGGGAGCGTTGAACGAGAAGCATTCCAAGGTAGCACTCAAGGCCGCGAATGGATCTGGCAAGACGAGCATGGTAGCGGCATCAGCGGTTGTCTGGCACATGCTCCGCTGGCCTGGGAGTCTTGTGGTATGTACCGCTGGTGTGTACCGACAGGTGGCCGATGCTCTGTGGCCGCACCTGCGTAAGATGATCAATGGATTGGGTGGCGAGGAGAATGGATTCTCGATCAAGGACGGCGAGATCCGGTATGTGTATCCGAAGAAGGTGGATGGCCAGGAGCTGGTGAGTAGGTGCATAGGGTTCTCGGCGAGCAATCCGGAGAAGGCGGAGGGCTGGCATGTGCAGGGGCCGAGCAATGATTTGCTGTATATTGTGGATGAGGCGAAGGCGGTACCGGACGGTATCTTCCAGTCGATGGAACGGTGCCAGCCAACGCGGACTCTGCTGATGAGTAGCCCCGGTGGGAGCAGCGGCTATTTCTACGATGTATTTCGGCGCAACGATGGGAAGTGGAATACATTTACGGTGACCGCGTTCGATTGTCCGCATATCCGGAAGGAGTGGATTGATGATCAGTTCGCCAGATGGGGCGAGGGTCATCCGCTGGTGAGATCGATGATCTACGCGGAGTTCATGGAGGACGATGGGAGTCTGACGGCGGTGAAGACGATCGATTGGCAGAGGGTGGTTAGTGGCCCACCTAAGGAGGATAGCGAGGGTCAGCCGTTGACCGCGGGTTGTGACTTCTCGGCTGGTGGAGACGAGAGTGTGCTGGTGGTTCGCCAGGGTAATACGGTTAAGGGGCTGGTGCGGTGGAGGGATAAGGACACGATGGCCAGTGTGGGTAGGTTCATAGCGGAGTTCAGGAAGTGGAATCTGAAGGCGGCGGATATCTATGCGGATGTGGGCGGCATGGGGGTGGTGATGTGTGATGCGCTGCGGTCTGAGGGTTGGGATGTGAGGAGGGTGAACTTTGGGGAGCGGGCCATTCGGGATGATCAGTTCGTGAATAGGGCTGCGGAGATGTGGATTGAGTTCGGGCGAATGGTGGAGGAAGCGAAGGTGAATCTGGGGCCGGTGGGAACGGACGAGATTCTATTGCAGCAGTTTGTGAGCAGGAAGGTGCGGACTAATGGTAAGGGGAAGCTGACTCTGGAGGGTAAGGATGAGCTACGATCCCGCGGGGTGAATAGTCCGGATCGGGCGGATGCTATGGTACTGGCGTTTTGCGGTGGTGGCGGGAAGCGGATGGATGAGTACCTGAAAGCGTTGGGCGAGGATGGAAGGAGCTTGCTTGAAAGGATGGAGGATGAGATAGGTCCGGTGGAGGAAACCGGGTCTTCGCTTGCTGGATGCGAGGTTGGGGGATAGAAAGGGGGGTATACATTTATGATGAGCGACAAACAGCGGAATTCGTTGCAGGGCCAGATTGTTGAGGCTGTTGCCCAGCGAAGCCCGTGGGAGATAAGGCAGACGCGGTGGTATGAGTTACGCCATCACGGGTTGCGACGTACCAATAAGCCCTGGCCCAAGGCCGCGGATCTGCATTGGCCGCTCATTGATACGGCGATCGAGAAGCTCAAGCCGCTGTTCCTCCAGCAGGCGTTAGGCATGGATGTTGTGGCCAGCTTTGTTCCGATGCGCCAGCAGTTGAATGCGTATACGAAGGTGGCTGAGGACTGGTTCAATTATAAGATTCGGGACAAGACCAACTTTACTGACGAAGTCCTGAGCTGGGTGGATTACACGCTGATGAGCGGGCGCGGGGTGATCAAGTGCTTCTGGAATCCCGGTGATAAGCGGGTGGGGTTTGAGGCGATTGACCCGATGTATTTCATTGTGCCGGCATACACCGTGGATTTGCAGGATGCAGATTGGGCGGTGCATGTGATGCCGATGAGTGTGGGGGCGTACAAGCGGATGGCTGGGCAGTTCGGGTGGAAGAGCGATTCCAAGACGATCGAGAAGATTCGGGGTAATCCGCAGCAGGACGATAACGTCCCGGGGGCAGCGACCGAGGAAGACGCAAAGCAGCTTCGTGAGGGTATCACTTACACGAGCAATACCGATGGGGTGATTGTGTGGGAGGTGTACAAGAAGCGGGATGACGGGGTGTGGGAGGTTTACCTGTACAGCCCAGCGGCAGTGGATCTCGACCTTCGAGATCCCATGGAGTTGCCATATGATCATGGCCAATGTCCCTTCGTGGACTTCCCGTATGAGATCAAGGACAAGGGATGGTTCAGCCCGCGGGGCGTGTGCGAGATCCTGGCTCCGTTCGAGTTGTCCATGACCTCGATGTGGAACCATAAGCACGATGCGATGACGCTGTATAATCGCCCGCTATTTCGAGCGGAACGGGAGCTGCCGAACTCCATCAACCTGCGGTTCTCGCCCGGGCAAATCTTGCCGTATGGTGTGGCCCCGGTCCAGATGCCGCAGCCCCCGGTGAGCTTTGATCAGGAGCTGAACCAGACTCGGGCGGTCGCGGAGAACCGGATCGGTAGTCCGGATTACGCGATGGGCAGTGCGATGGGCGGGGGTAGTGACCGGCGGACGGCGACCGAGATCCAGAGCATCAACGCTCAGGCGATGCAGAGTGGGGATCTGCGGGCGCGACTATTCCGTATGGCACTGGGCAAGATGTACCGGCAAGCTTGGGGACTTTATGTTCAGTATGATTCCAAGAGTTTACGATATCGATTTGCCGAGGACTCGCTGGATGCGGATCCGGTGGCATTGCACGATCAATATGAGCTGGAACCGAAGGGCGGTATGGACATGGTCAGCCGGCAGATGATGGTTCAGCAGGCCATTAACCGTAAGCAACTGTTCCAGAACAGCCCCTGGGTGGATCAGGTGGAGCTGGATAAGAGCATCATGGAGCTGGATGACCCAAGTCTGATCAAGCGATTGATACGGGATCCAGGTCAGAAGCAGCAGGATGAGTTGGAGGACGAGACCAAGACGATCCCGACACTGCTAATCGGCATCCCGGTACCGGCTAAACCGGGTCAGAACTTCGCGGGCCGTATCGGTGTGCTGATGCAGTACCTGAATGGGGCAATGCAACAGGGTCAACAGTTCAGTCCGGCCTCCAAGAATGCGTTTATGGTGCGTATCGACAGCTTGTTGCAGGGGTACGAGCAGGTGGCGACCAATGAAGCGCGGAAATTGCGGGCTGAGATCCAGAAGTTCCTGACCAGCAGCGGTTTGTTGCAGCAGCAGCAGCCTCAGATGCCAATCCCGCCCGCCGCACCGGCTCCGCAGATGGCCCCGCCACCAGTTCAATAAGTTATGACCTGCAAAGATTGCCGATATCGAGCCTCCGACAAGACCTGCCGGAGGTTTCCTCCTACCAGTAGACCAACTTGCTGGCCCACTGTCCTAGAATTTGATTGGTGCGGTGAATTTCACGCCATGACTAACATTGTTGAACCCCCTCAGGCAATTCCGGCTGCAATTCCAGCCCCTACTCCTCATGTAGCTACCAATTTGGAGCAGCTTGAGGAGGGTGTGGCACCGAAGATCAGGTTCCAGAAGGCCAAGAGACAGGAGAACATCAAGGAGTTGCAGGATTCACCCCTATTCCAATCTTGATATGGCCGAGTACCAAGGAAAGAAAGTCTCGCTTGGCAAACCCTTCTACACACCGGGCGAGTCCAAGAAGAAAGCGGTGTACGTCCGCAATCCGAAGGGCACGGTGATCAAGGTTCGCTTCGGTGATCCCAATATGGAGGTTAAGAAGGACGATCCGGAGCGGCGGAAGAGCTTCCGAGCGCGGCACAACTGCGATACGGCGAAAGATCCTACGAAACCCAGAACGTGGTCATGTCGGGCATGGTAGATTTATGAAGAAGAAATCGAAGTTCAGCAAACTTGCAACGCAACTCAAGAAGGAGGGCGCGGATGATCCCAAAGCTCTCGCGGCATACATTGGTCGCAAGAATCTCGGGGCCGCAGAGTTCATGCGCCGCGCCGCCGCCGGTCGCAAGAAAGCTAAGTGATGATCTCACTCATTTCACGAGTCCGCGCCGCATGGACGTTTGGCCGGCATCAATGCTGGGTCGATGCGCTTCCTTGGAGCAGAGATGACGCGAGTACTCTCAATAGTTTTTTCAAGAGCGAGACCGGAAAAAAGTTCAAGGACGCTCTCCTGAACACTGTTCTTATGCAGAACGCTTCTGCAATTACGGACAGAAACCATTTGCAATACTCCTCTGGATTTGCAATGGGTCAGGCCAGTCTTGTGAAGGTCATCGAGATGATGGCCGACCGAGAATCAATTACGGGACAGGAAGATGATCCGGATTCTGTCACGAATACATAGGATCAAAGTTGCGGTTGCTGCGTCTGTGCGGACCAGCAAACGAATACAAGCACAATATGTCAGATGAAACAATGAGTGCCGATGCGATGCTCGCTTTGGCCAATGATCACGATGCTGGTGTCGATATCGACAGCCAACCACGGGAGCAGACTCAAAATAAAAACGAGTCAGCTTCGGTTGAGCAAGATTCCTCCAATGAGAGGAGTGCCAGTAAAGAGGTCAATGACCGCGAGCAAGATGATGTAGGCACGAGCAGTAAGTCAGAGACCGATTCAAAGGCCAAGCAGAAGGAGGAGAAGCCGAAGGATCAGAAGAGCAAATTCGCCCAGGATCAGAATCGAAAGACCAAGACCTGGGAACAAATCAACGCTGAGAAGGAGGCCATCAGGGCCGAGCGCGAGGCGGTGAGGCGTGAACGGGAAGAGTGGAGCAAGCAACGGGAGCAATCCACGGTTGCTGATACCAATTCTTTTCGGGACGAGAAGGGTTACACTGCGGAGGATTACGAGGCTGCGGCCAAGGAATTCGATGCGGATGGCGACTCTCAGTTGGCCAAGGCAGCGCGAGCCAAGGCTGATGGCGTCCGTAAGACCGTGAGTGTGAAGCAGCAACAGGTTCAACAGGAACGCTTTACGAGGACTTGGGCAGATAATTTCAACAAGTTGTCCGAGAAGGAGACTTGGTTGAAGGATCAGTCCAGTAACGAGTACAAGCGAACGGTTGAGTTGTTGCAACGCATTCCGATCTTAACAACGCTGCCCAATGGGTTAGCCCATGCGGTAGAATTGATGAAGCTCCAAGATACTGCGGGTCGATATCAGTCTGTAGAAGCCGAGAATAAGTCTCTGAAAGAACAGCTCAACAAGCTCCAGCAGAAGACCGCCATTGGTAAAAGCGTTCCGGCAGGACAACTCAAGACCGAGGAGAAGGATTTCTCACGGTTATCCATGAAGGAGCAAAGGGATGCGCTCATGCGAGCGACACGAGAGTTCGACCGGGAAAGCAACCAATAGCACAACCACAACTAAAATATGGCAGGCATTACTACTTCAACCACGCTAACCAGTCAGTTCCAGAACTTCTTCAGCAAGGAGCTTCTCTCGATCGTCCAACAGGAGACGATTCTTGATCAGTTCTCCATGAAGGCTCCGATCCCCAAGAACAATGGTAACAAGGCCATCACGATGTTCCGCTTCGGTCCTCCGAGCGTTGCTGGTGTCCAGACCATCAGTTCTGAAGGTACTCCTATCAGCTCTGGAAACTATCGTTCCCTTGTTCTCAACAGCCTCAGCAAGAGCCTCGCTCAGTACGGTCAAGTGATCGGATTGACCGACATCCTTCGCGCTACGGACTTGTTTAACTCACTCCAGCAGGCCACCAAGACTTCCGGTCTGGACATGGCCCTCTGGGTGGACTCGGTCATTCGTAACACCCTGATCGGTTCTAACCTCACTGCGAGTGGTTCCTCTATCGGTTCCGCCGCCGAGGGTGGTGGTACGTTCGATAACTCGGATGCTTGTAACACTGCCGCTTCTTCCGGCGGTATTAAGGTGTACGGCAACCCTGCTACGCTGACCACTCAGACGTTCTCTGGTCTGAACAGTGCTACCACCGCTGCCGATGCTACGATGACCGCCTCGGCTGTCCTCGATTCCATGACTCGCCTGAAGCGTAATCGCGCTCCTATGATCAACGGTGGCTACGTCCTGGCGACCGATCCTCGTGTTACCCGTGATTTGATGCGCGATTCCGATTGGTTGAACGCCTCCAACTACGGCAACAAGGGTACTCCGTTCTACAAGGGCGAGGTGGGTTCCATCTACGGTTGCCGCGTTGTCACTCAGACTAACTCGTTTGTCAGCACCGGCTCTGCCACTGCCGCTGATGAGTTCATCTATCAGGCTTCCGCCGCGGGTGGCGGTCTGGCGGTTAGCAAGGACATCATCGCCTCGTTCTTCTTTGGTAATGAGTCCTTTGGTATCCCTGCCTTGACCGGTGATGATCCGTTGTCCCCGAAGGTTGTGATCACCGATACCCCCGACAAGAGCGATCCGTTGAACCAGCTCGTCACCGTTGGTGTGAAGCTCTACTTCGCCGCTCTGCGTTTGGCCGCTGGTAACACTGGCTCGACTGCTAACCCTGTCTGGTACCTGGTGCATCGTACAAAGACCTCTACCACGCTGTAATATGCGACCCAAGACGGCCACCATCATGGTGATTGCCGTCGGCCCAAAGGGGCATCGTCGAGAAATCGGTGGTGCCCCTTCTCATTCCGCTTGCGGATGTGATGAGGCTGACAACAATGCGCCAATGATTGCGATTCCAGTCGAGGCTCTTTCCACTGACACGGAAGATGGCCAACAGGCTTCCCCCGAGGTTGGTGATGAAGTTGTCCTACAGGAAGTTCGGGGTATTCTCAAGAAGCTTGAAAATGGCGAAGCTTACGTTGAGATCCAGAGTGTGAACGGTATGCCCGCCGAGTACGAGAAGGCCGGCAAGGAATCAATGGAACCAATGGACGAAGAAGGTATGCGAAACATGGTTTCCGAGTACGACAGCGAGATGGAGTCCTAACATGCCGATCTACACCTTCGAGAACAAAGGCAAGTCCGTGGAGCAAATCGCTCCGATGGGAACCGATTCTCTTGTTATCAAGGGTGAACGCTGGACGAGGCAGCCGGTAGCCCGCTTCGGGGTTACCGGTTTTGCCCGCGAAGCCGAACTCAAGGACAAGGTGAAGCAGGGCTTTAGCCGGATGGAAGACCGGCAGGGTACCCGCTTTGAAAGCACTTTCAGCAAGAATCAGATCCGTAAAATTTGGGACATATGAGCATAGAATCTAATCTGGCAACCGAGTATTCGATGGGCAATGCGGGCTTCCAGCTCGTGACCTCTACCGCGTTGACCACTGGCCCATTCGTTGCGATCACCACGATTGCCGTCACCACTTTCACTTCGATCACCGGTAATGGAATCAGCGGATCTTGGTCCACAGCGGCTATCCCCGCTGGCATTACGCTTCCTGGGCCGATTACGAGCTTCCAGATTTCCAGTGGTCAGGTGGTCGCTTTCAACGGAATCATCAGCTCCTAACCGTGACACTCGCTCTTGGAACACGATTGGCATCAAGTGGGTCTGGCGGAAACGTCACGCCCGCCGATCTGCCGATCGTGCGCCGGGATCTATTGCAGGAAGACGAGTTCTTCGTATTGCAAGAGGATGGAACTGGTAAGATCGTGTTGTCTTTTGGCACCTACGATCGAATGGCAACTGAGCAGGGCACCGATCTCATTTTAACCGAAGCATCCGACAAATTCATTTTAACCGTAGAATAATATGGCAGACACAAAGATCACAGCACTGACGGCGTTGACCGCCGCTGATCCGGCTAATGACGTTATCCCTATCGTTGATGTTAGCGATACCACGATGGCGGCATCTGGTACGACGAAGAAGATCAGCGTAAACAACATCCTCGGAGCATCCGGCACCGCCACCCTTGCATCCGCCACCATCACCGGCGATCTGACGGTGGATACGAGTACGCTGAAGGTTGATTCGACGAATGATCGTGTTGGTATTGGGACGACTACGCCTGCTTACAAGTTGGAAGTGGTTGCGCCAGCAGGCGATAACATTGTCAGCCTATTTAGATCAGGCGATGCAACTGCGGCAAACAATGCAGGAGGCGGTTTCCGATCAATCTCAAGTGCAACTGCTGCCAGCCGAGTTGCTCAGGTTTGGCTTGATGCTGACGGAGCTAATTTCAGCGGCGGTGATTACTTTTTTATCCAAAAAAACGGCAACAGCGGAACGGTTGAATTTAACCAATCTTCCAACGCCGCGATGACGTTTCTGACCAACGCCACCGAACGCGCCCGTTTCAACAATACTGGTGCTTTTGTTCTTGCTGGTGGAACCACTACCGCCAACGGAATTGGCATCACCTTTCCCATCACCCCATCCGCTTCGTCCGATGCGAAAACGCTCGACGATTACGAGGAGGGGACGTGGGTTCCTACCGATGCGAGCGGTGCTGGACTGACATTTACGGTTTCCGCTTGCAGATACACTAAAGTTGGAAGAACAGTAACAATTCAGGGAAATATCTCATATCCAGTAACCGTAAGTACGGCTAATGCTACTTGGGGTGGTTTTCCGTTTAATGCAGCAGATGTATTTAACCTGAGCATTATTTACACTGACGCTTCCGTTGCAAGTCTTACATACATATCAAGCAATACGACAAACGCTTTCTTGTTAACCCCCGGTGTTTTCACTCAAAATGTTACCGTAAGCGGAAAAGTTATTGTGTTTTCTGGAACTTACATGATCTAACAAGATAACCCTATGCTAACAGAACGCTCTATCTTCTCGCTTTGCGAGGTTCTTCCTTCAACCGTCCTCCAGGTCCGCCTGTCGGACCAGATCGTCGATGGCGAGGTTGTCAAAGCCTCTACCTTCCGCCGCTATTGCTTGCCTCCCGGCTCAGACCTTACGGGTCAGCCCGAGCAAGTTGTCGCGATTGCCAACGCTGTCTGGACTCCTGCTGCTGTCGCAGCCTACGTCGCCGCTCAAACCCCTAGCCCCACCATCCAATGATCGTACCAGTCAACATTGTCGCAGTGCAGGTCAATCAGAACAACTCGTTGTTCGTTACGACCGGAGTTGATTACGACAACAGCGGGACGATTGTGGGGTCTGAGATTACCTCGCAGTACACGCTGAACCCCGGTGACTCGCTGGATGGCCAGCCCACCGAGGTGGTGAATATCGCCAACGCGCTGTGGACTCCGGCGGTTGTTGCGGCTTACAAAGCGGCGAATCCGGTGGTTGAAGCCGTTCAGCCTAACGAGTAATGGAACCAACGAACAGCAGCACCAGCCCTGGACTCAGCCTAGCAGCAGCGGCAGGTGCCACCGCTGTTTCGTTTCTTCCGGTACTGACCGACTGGGTTCGCCTTATCACCGCGCTGATTGGCTTGGCCTGCGCCATCTATGCCGCATATCGATTATTCCGCTCTAAATGAAAAACACGAAAACAACTCTTGCCGGTGTCGGTGCTATCCTTGTCGCTGTTGGCGGTGCCCTTCGGGCTGCATTCGACGGTGACCCTGCGACCAACATCGACATCGCCTCGACCATCGCAGCCGTGACCGCCGGCCTTGGTTTGATCATGGCTAAGGATGCCACCGAGAAGCCTCTGGTGATCGAAACCAAGCCGTGAACTGGGTCTACCAGATCCTCAAGGCTCTGCTCGACTGGTTCCGCGAAACACCACCTACCAATGTTCAACACGGCCAAGCACCTCAACCCCTCAAGGATGATCTGGCTGCTCGTGTTGCCGATCTTCCTGGGTTGCCAGCAGACGAAGGTGGTCCTGGTCCCTTCCGGTGATCCGGTGATGCTGGCCAAGCCTACAACGGCCAGCGTCTACGGATTTGATTCTGATAAGAAGCTGGTGGGGCCATCTAAGGTGGTTCTGCCAGCAGGTTGGTACGTTTTACCGAAGAACTGATATGGGAACACCACTCACAGGCAGTAGCGTTGCATCGACCTACACTGGCCTACTCAAGAACACCGACAACTCCACCGTAGGCGCAACGCTCAAAGCCATCAGCGACGGCAGCGGCAATGATTCTGCACTCCAGATCTCCAATGTCGCAGTCAATACCACCGGAGACTTCAGCGTAGCCACTAACAAGCTCACAGTGGCCTCTGCAAGCGGCAACACGGCTGTTGCGGGTACTTTGGCTGTCACCGGGGCTACCAATCTATCAAGCCTTATTACGAGCGGTGCAGCGACCATAGGCGGTGCGCTCAATGTCACCGGAGCAACCACGCTCACCGGCAATCTCACGGTACCAGGAAACCTCGCGGTCACTGGAACATCCACCCTGACCGGTGCCACCGCCGTTACCGGTACCCTCGGGGTAACCGGAGTCTCCACGTTGGCCAGTGCTGTTGTCACCGGAGCCGCTACCGTTGGCACTACTCTCGGAGTTACCGGAGCAGCCACAGTAGGAACGACTCTTGGAGTCACCGGCAATGCAACGCTGGCGGCAAACCTAACCGTTAACGGGGACACAACGCTTGGAAGCGCACCGGCAGATCTCGTATCCATTCTTTCAAATCAAATCACGGTTCCAAACATTGATACCGTTTCAGTTGATCTTGCTTCCGACAAGGTGCTGATCACTGACGCAAGCGATTCGAGCAAGGTTAAGGTTGTTACCGCTAGTTCATTGGGGATAAACGCGACAACCGCTCCTCAAGTAAAACAGACTTTCTATAAAGACTCCACCGCTGGTGCAAGTCCGTTCGTTGCTACCAGCACTGGATCTGGCACTGAGATAACGGTGCTTACTACATCGATTACTCCTAGGTCTATAGCCTCAACGGTGTTGGTTACTATAGCGGTAAATTACGCAGGAACAAATATAAATTACGGAGCATTCAGGATAACTCGTAATGGAACAGAGATTGGATCAAATAACATTGGATCCAGTTTATACGGCATTGCTCCTTTTACAGGAATTGGTCCTTACAGTTCCGAATTCTTCAATAGCCAGTTTATCCAGATTCTTGATTCACCAGCATCTGCATCTGCTGTTACTTACAAGATTCACTTGTACGCAACTGGAGCTACGTTCCCGTCAATGTGGGTTAACAAGACGTACCAAGATGTTCTAAGTGGAACAAACTCATCTTCCGCTGCCCGCGTCAGTTCCTCAATGATCTTGCAAGAATACTTCGCATGAAACCCTCCGAAGCGGCTCAAGCGGCTTGCGATAAGCTGTCGTTCACAGACTCTGCCACCATCGCGTTGGCCAAGAAGTTCTGTATCCGCCGCTACTCGATGATCTGGGATTCCTGCCTGTGGAACGATACCCTTGGCATTATCTCTCATCCGGTCACCGCCGGAACTGAGATCGTCACGCTCTCTGATTACGTCACCTCTGCCTACGCTTCAGGGACCGGTTACAACACCTTCATCGACTTCCCCGTAGCCATCCGCTTCACGGTCACCGGAGATACCGATGGCATCGAGGTTCCCGCCGCGGAATGGGTCTCGTTCTTCCAGCTCGATCCCAACACCTGGAACAACGTCGATAGCCGTAAATCCACCCCCGGCAACTTCGTTAACTGGACTCGATTGATCGGCGGAGCTTATGGCGAGGCCGGTGTTCCGCGCATCAAGCTCGTTCCCACGCCCAATGCCGATGGCACCTTGTTCATCCTCGCCAAGAAACAGTCGCAGATGCGGCAGTTCGGTGAGGCGGTCACCATCTCAAACGATACCAACTTCGAGCTGCGAGGCGTAGAGAACGCACTAATGGCCTACACTGAAGGCGATCTCCTCGAATACTCTCGGCAGTACGGTAAAGCCCAAGCCAAGTTCCAAGAAGGAGCCGCCCAGGTCGCCATCATGAAAGACATGGAACGCGGCCAACAACAGCAAATCAGCCGCATCATCCCAGATAGCTTGTACGATTACACGTTCCAAGACATCCTGTAATCCGCCATGCCATTCCAATCCTCAGATGCTCTCGATGACCAGATGCTTCTGGATGGAAG